CACAATATCAAAAAGAATTCGCCCAAAAAGGAATTCAATGGAAGGTTGAAGATGCAAAAAAAGCTGGAATACATCCTCTTGCTGCTCTCGGTGCTAATAATACATCTTATAGTCCATCTTATGTGGGCTCTAATCATCTACCTAATGCTCTAGCAAAAACTGGTCAAGATATCTCTGGTGCTGTCTCTCGTACAATGAACAAGGGACAACGTACACTGGATCAACTGGCCGTAAAAAATGCTCAAGTACAACTGGATGGAGCTGTAATAGATAATCAAATAAAACAAGCACAATTAATCAAAATGAAAGGTACTAATAATCCTGCCTTTCCTTCTGCTGATGGTAACTTTATATCTGGTCAAGGCAATAGCCCTGTTAATATAACTAAAAAAGATATAATCTCTGCTGTCGATGGCGGTGCAACTGAGGTCGGCGTATCTCCCTCTCGTGCTTGGGATAAATATCCTGATGGCTCTTATGGCATGCGTATGTCAAAAGACTCAAAAGAAAAAACAGAAGAGGACTTCCTCGGATGGCTCGAATGGCAAATACAAAATCGTCTAACTCCTGCTTTCACTGGAAAACATAACCCTCCTAATGTACCTCTTAGAAAAGGTCATAAATGGAAACGCTACCTCTTTGGTCGTTATAAACAAGTAAAATGAAAGGAGTAAAAAAATGGCTTATCGCTCAAGGTATAAAAAACGTTATTCGTCTTATCGCTCGCGCTTTAAAAGTCGTGTAAAACGTGTAAAACGTGCTATACGTCGTAAAATTGGTTACCGTATGTAATGGAATGTAAAAAACCTATAACTCTTAAGGCTGGGGGCATAACCGTAGGATGCGGTCAATGCCTCCAATGCCTAATTAACAAACGTCGTGAATGGACGTCAAGAATAATATTAGAAAGTAAAAATCATGATAAAAACAGCTTTGTCACTCTTACGTATAATCCCGAAAATCTACCCACTGGCGAAACACTTGTACCAAGTGATATTCAACTCTTCATTAAAAGGCTTCGGAAAAGGTATAAAAATAACGCTATTCGTTATTATCTTGTTGGTGAGTACGGTGATACTACTTCTCGACCCCACTATCATCTCGCCCTTTTTGGATATCCTTCATGCTCTTATGGAAACACCCAGTACAAACTTGGAGTAAATAACTGCTGTAAGGCTTGTGATCTACTCCGTGACACTTGGAAAAAAGGAAACATTGATAACGGTACTCTAACTTTAGATTCTGCTCAATATATTGCAGGATATGTTACTAAAAAAATGACTAAACATGATGACCCACGACTTGGTGGTCGATATCCTGAATTTGCTAGGATGTCTCTAAAACCTGCTATCGGTGCTTATTCTGTTGATGCTCTTAGTAATGTTGCTAATGGAAAATATAAACATCGTCTTGTTGATGTTCCAAAATCTATTAAACATGGTGGAAAATCGTACCCTATTGGTCGTACTATAACTGAGAAGTTAAAAGCTACCCGCTGGGAAAAATCAAAATATACTGGTTGGAAATATGATGAAAAGCTACTACAAACAAAATTTGAGAAAGCGCAGGAAAAAAACTTGCGTACTCTGCAAGAATTTGAGAAGGCTAATACGTCGGCTCAATCGCTAGCTGAATATGAACAGCAAAAGCGTAAACAAAAGGCTCTCAATCGTGAGGCAAAACATATAATATATAATAATAGGAAACTATAATATGAAACGTAATAAATTTAATTTATCTAATCATAAACTTCTATCTGCTGATATGGGTAAACTAATACCAATTGGTCTAACTGAAGCACTACCAGGTGATGCCTTTCAGCATTCTACTTCTGCTCTAGTTCGTACTAGTCCACTTGTAAAACCTGTAATGCACCCTGTTGATGTTCGCATACATCACTTCTTTGTACCTATGCGCCTAATCTGGGATGACTGGGAAGACTTTATAACTGGTGGTGAGGATGGTAATGATGCTTCTGTATTCCCTACAATTAATCTTGATACTTCTTCGGGTGCTGAGGGCTCTCTTGCTGACTATCTTGGCGTACCTACAGTTAACTCAGGTACTCTAGAAGTCTCTGCTCTACCTTTCCGTGCTTATAACTTATGCTATAACGAATTCTATCGTGATCAGGATCTTATTGATCCTATTGACATTGGTACTGAATCTGGAACTGACACTACAACTGCTCTAGACTTACAAAATATTGCATGGGAAAAGGACTACTTTACATCTTCTCGACCATTTACACAAAAGGGTCCTGATATAACTATCCCTCTTGGTGATAAAGCTATCGTATCTGCTGATGTTGGCGAAGGTAATAATCTTACTCACTTCAATAAAAGTCATAATCAATATCGTACTTTAAAAGCTGACTCTACACAGGTACAACCATATTCTTTTACTGGTCCTGAGGCTAATTCTCTTTATGCTGATCTTGGTACTGCTACTGGTATCGATGTAAATGATTTACGTCTTGCCTTTGCTCTACAACGCTTCCAAGAAGCTCGTGCTCAATATGGCTCTCGTTATACTGAATATCTGGCTTATATGGGTGTTAATGCTCAAGATCAACGCTTACAACGTCCTGAATACATCGCTGGTGGTAAACAAACTATTCAATTCTCGGAAGTATTATCAACTGACGGCTCTAACACTGGTGACTTAAAAGGTCACGGTATTGCTGCTCTACGTTCTAATAAATATCAAAAATACATCCCTGAACATGGATATATTGTATCCTTCATGTCTGTACGTCCAAAAACAATGTATATCGATGCACTTCCTCGTACATTTAACCGTCGTACTAAAGAAGAATTCTTCCAAAAGGAGCTTCAACTAATTGGACAACAAGCAATCAAAAACAAAGAAATCAAAGCTGATCATGCTGACCCTGATGAAACATTTGGCTGGCAAGATCGCTACGATGAATATCGTAAACAAGAAAGTACTATCTCTGGTGAATTCCGCTCTACGCTCAATGATTGGCATATGGCTCGCGATTTCTCTACTGATCCTGCTCTTAATGATACCTTTGTTGAATGTGTTCCTACTGACCGTATTTATGCTGATACTAATCAAAACCCTCTACAGGTTATGGTTAACCATCATATGGTCGCACGTCGTCAACTGGTTCAAACACCACACAATAAAATTATGTAATTGGAGAAAATAATATGAAATCACAACTTAAAAAAGTTCTAAAATATCTAACCCCTGATAATGGTAAGGAGGTTCTTAATCCTGAGCCTCTACATGTAACACTTAATATTGAACAAGATGATCCCATCGAAGTCCGTATTAAAAAACTAATTGCATCTGAACGTATGCGTGATTATGCAGAAAAAACTGGTATGGATACAATCGATGAAGCTTCCGACTTTGATGTCGGTGGTGCTGATGAAATCGTTACTGGCTATGAAGCCGTTATGATGGCTGATGAATACATCGCTAATACCCCTGAACAAGCTCCTGATGCTGTTCCTGATACTGAAACGTCTACACCTACCGTAGATGAAACAAAAACCCCAGAAGAGGCTACGAAGTAGCCTCCTCAAATCGTTATCCCCATGGCGCGCCCCCCAAAAGGCTGGCGCCTTGTGGGTAACAAAGTCACTCCGCACAGTACTATACTTGATATGTACTGTGCTAGGTGACACCTTTACTAAAAAATAGGAAAAGTCACATGGCTAAAAAAAAACAAATCTCAGACGTAGTCGAAAATATATTCGAAGACGTGTTTATCGTAACAATGATCGGTGGCGTGATAATTCTGTCACTAGGCTTAATTTAACTAGCCTGCCCCCGAAAAAAATAAAAAGTCTTAAACTATTCAAGACTTCAAACAATAAACATTTAAAAAATGTTAATACAAACAAAAACTTACGTTCTTCGACACTATATAAAAATGTTATGAAACAAGAAATACAATCTCTTGTAAATCACAACAAAAAGGTTTGTAAAAACCGTTCTACCCGAAAAAATGTTTTACATGCTATGCGTAAAACTGGTAAGGTAGGACAAAATAAACCAAAGTATACAGCAAATAGTCGTTTAACGTGTAAATAGGAGTAATACAATATGTGGGGATCAATAATCTCTGGTGTGTCTAGTCTCGGCGGTGCTTTACTTGGTGCAAAATCTCAAGAATCTGCTTCGGATAAAAATACACAATATCAAAAAGAATTCGCCCAAAAAGGAATTCAATGGAAGGTTGAAGATGCAAAAAAAGCTGGAATACATCCTCTTGCTGCTCTCGGTGCTAATA